ACCTAAAGAGACTATACAACCTCCTAAAGGTACATCTCCTAATGAACAATTAGAAGAATATTTAAGGGAATATATTAATGGTCCACAAGCTAAATCACATGCTTCATTTAAAACAGGAGCTGTTTTAATAGAAAAAGAACATGCTTACTTTAGATTTGTTAGTTTCTATAATTTCTTAAAGAATAAAGAATGGAAAGAAAGTAAAGGACATACAGGAGAGAAATTAAAAGAACTATTCAAAGTAGAATTTGGTATTCAAAAAAGATTTCCTAAGAAGGATAATGAGAAGACTTCGTACGGTGGAATAGAAGTAATAGAAGTTCCAATTGAGAAGTTTAAAAAAGAATCTTCAGAAGTGGAGATACTTCCAATAAGAAACAAAGATGAGATATTTTAATGATTAGAAAAGTATTGGGTCCTCCAGGAACAGGTAAAACGGAATATTTATTAAATGAAGTTAGTAAGTATTTAAAAAATGGAGTCCCTTTAAATAAGATTGGGTATTTTGCTTTTACTAGAAAAGCTGCCAATGAAGCTAGAGAAAGATTTTTAAATATGCATAAACAATATACAAGAACAGACGTTAAGTTCTTTCAAACATTACATTCTTTAGCATTTCATAGATTAGGTATGAGTGAAGATAATGTTATGCAACCTGTTCACTATGAACAAATAGGAAAAGAATTAAGTATACGAGTTAATGCTTATTCGGAAGATAATGAAAATGGTTATTTAAACTGTGATAATGAATATTTTAAATTAATAAGTAAAGCTAGAGTAAAGAATATATCTATTGAAGATGAGTTTAATAGTAATGAATGGAGCAGAGATATAGATTTAGAAACATTACAACATATCTATATGAATTTTTTAAACTTTAAAAAACAAAATAACTTAGATGATTATACTGATATGATCGTTAAGTTTGTATCTAATCCAGACCTATGTCCATCGTTTGAAGTTATCTTTATTGATGAGGCACAGGATCTATCTCCTATTCAATGGCAGATGTTTGATATATTAAAAGCACATTCTAAAGATGTATTTCTTGCAGGAGACGATGACCAGGCGATATTTGCTTGGGCAGGGGCAGATGTAAATAGATTTATTAACGAACCAGCTATTGAAGAAGTATTGCAGCAATCAAGACGTATTCCACAATCTGTATTAGACATATCTAATGTAATACTTAGCAGGATTCAGGGACCACGGAAAGAAAAGAAATATTATGCAAAAAAAGACAATAACGGTAACATAATACAAGGAAAGGTTGAACATGTATTTAACCTTGATAATATTGATTTATTTAATGATAAATGGTTAATTTTAACTAGAACAATATATAGATCTTTAGAAATATCCAATTTTTTAAAAGAAAGAAATTTATATTTTAAAAACCAATACGGTAAAAGTTTTGATAGTGCATTGTATAAATCTATTTTACGTTGGACTGATTTAACATTAGGTAAAACTATTACAAGTATAGATTGTAAAGATATATATGAATATTTAAATGAAGAATATGAAGAAGATAAATTTAAAAACAAATTACAAGTTGTCATTGAAGATTTAGGATATGAAAAAGGAATTCCTTGGTATGAAACGTTTACTAATGTTGAACAAAGTAAACAGCTCTATATTAGAACAATGTTATCTAATAATGAAAAGTTAAGTGAGGAACCAAGGATTGAAGTATCTACAATACATGCAGCAAAAGGTGGAGAATGTAAAAACGTTGTTTTAGTATTAGATAACGCAGATAAGATAAGAAAATCTGTTGCAATCAATGTAGATAAACAAGATGAGGAAAACAGGGTATGGTATGTAGGTTCTACTAGGTCAATGGAGAATCTATATATCCTTAAATCAAAAAAAGAAAGGTATGGTTATCAACTATGACAAATAAAACGTTTTTTAAACAAGTGGGAGGAGCTCATTATAAATTAATGAAAATACAACCTTCTAAATTTATAAATGAAAATAATTTACCATTTGCGGAAGGCAATGCAATCAAGTATATATGTAGACATAAATTGAAAGGTAAAAAAGAAGATATATTAAAAGCTATTCATTATTTAGAAATGGTTATTGAAAGAGATTATGATGGAAAATTATAATTCATTCTTACAAAAAGGAAAAGAATCTGAATTAAAATTTGCTAATAAACATTTAACAAATATTACGATGGCAAATAAAAATCAAGATATGTTTGAACATTGGGATGTTGAGGGTATATGTGCTGTTATTAGTTTAGATAAATTAAAATTTGATGTTAAAGGTTTAAAGAAAACAAACCGTTCAGATAATCAATATCAAGATGAAAATGCTTGGTTAGAGGGTACTGCAGTTAATGGTAGAAAAGGTTGGCTTAAAGGTATGGCTGATTATATTGTTTTTGAAAGAAACAATAATTGGCTTGTAGTAAATAGAAAAGAACTTTTAAATTTTACAATGTCTAAATTAAAAGAAAACAACTATAAAATAGGTAAAGGAAAGTATATGATATATACACGTTTGAATAGAAAAGATAAAATAACATTAGTTCCATTTGAAGATATAAGAAAATTATCTTCAATAAGAGAATTAGAAAAATAAACTAGGAGGAAAGATATGAGAGTACCAATATTTGAAGCACAAACGGAATGGGTTGAACCAGAAGAGTTTCCAGATCTAAGATCGTATGATGAAATATCTGTTGACTTAGAAACAAGAGATCCTGATCTTACTAAAAAAGGATCTGGTTCTATTATAGGTAATGGAGAAGTAGTTGGTATAGCTGTTGGTGTACCAGGAAAATCTTTTTATTTTCCTATAGCTCATGGCTCAGGAGTCAACATGGATAGATCAAAAGTTTTAAAATGGTTTGCCGATACAATGGCAACAGATGCTATAAAAGTGTTTCATAATGCTATGTATGACGTATGTTGGATAAAGAAATTAGGTATTAAAATCAATGGTTTAATTGTAGATACTATGATTGCGGCCTCTTTGATTGATGAAAATAGATACAAATATTCTTTAAATGAATTGTCTTGGGATTATCTTGGGTATGGTAAAAATGAACAAGCTTTAAATGAAGCTGCCAAGTCCAGAGGATTAAATCCTAAACAAGATCTTTGGAAACTTCCTGCATTTCAAGTTGGAGCTTATGCTGAAAAGGATGCTGAACTTACTTTAGCTCTTTGGCAAAGTTTTAAAAAAGAAATTCTTCGTCAAGATATTGAAAGTATATTTAATTTAGAAACCGATTTATTCCCATGCCTTGTAGATATGAGGTTTAAAGGTGTGAGAGTAGATGTTGAACGTGCTTCTATTTTAAAAAAACAATTAGTTGCAAAAGAAGAGGGTCTTTTATTAGATATCAAAAAAGAAACTGGAGTAGATATAAATGTAGATGCTCCAAGACAAGTTGCTAAATTGTTTGATCAATTAAAAATACCTTATGAAAGATCTGCAGTTACTGATAATCCAACTTTTACTAAAAACTTTTTACAAGAACATAGTCATCCTATTGCTAGAAAGATTTCTCAAATAAGAGAAGTTAATAAGGCACATAGGGATTTTATTGATGGTATCTTTGAATATGAACATAAAGGTAGGATTCATGCTGAGATCAATCAAATACGTTCTGATCAAGGTGGAACTGTTACAGGTAGATTTTCTTATAACAATCCAAATTTACAACAAATACCAGCACGTAATAAAGAATTAGGACCTATGATACGTTCTTTATTTTTACCTGAGGAAGGACATAAATGGGGTTGTTTTGACTACTCACAACAGGAACCAAGATTAGTTGTACATTATGCATCTTTATATAAGTTTCCATCAGTATACGATGTTGTTGAATCTTATAAAGATGATCCTGATACAGATTTCCACCAAGTCGTAGCTGATATGGCAAACATTCCAAGATCACAAGCTAAGACTATTAACTTAGGATTATTTTATGGAATGGGTAAGACAAAATTACAAGCTGAATTAGGTGTATCTAAAGAAAAAGCTGCTGAACTATTTGATCAGTATCATTCTAAAGTTCCATTTGTTAAACAACTAACGAATGCTGCTTCTAATAGAGCACAGGAACGTGGTCAAATAAGAACATTGCTTGGTCGTTTATGCAGATTCCATTTATG